GCGGGGGCCAGAACGGAGGGCACCATGCCCACGGGTACCAAGGAAGTCCCGCAGGTCGCGGGCGGCGAGGTCGTCGACCTCGCGAGTCTGAAGGCGCGTCTCGACGCGTCCGAGTCGCGGAACGCCGCGCTCGAGTCCGATCTCGCGAAGCTCAAGGCGAAGGCGGAACTCGACGCGGCCGCGATCGCGGCGACCGAGAAGGAAGCGGTCATCGCGAAGCACCGCGCGCGGAACGCGATCGTTCCCGCCATGCTCCCGGCGGTCAACAAGCTCGCCGAGATCATGTCGGCGGCGGAACTCGACAAGGCGCTCGAGGGCTACCCCGAGCATCCGGCGCTCGCGCGCGTCGACGTTCCGGTCGCGGCGGCGAAGGACGGTGCGGCGGATTCCGGCGCGTTCGAGCTCGACGCGAAGGCGAAGGAACTCGCCGAGAAGTTCGGGTGGGACGAGCGCGAACTCGCGCAGGTCTCCGGCGTGCGGACCATCCGCATGACCGAGGACGGGCCGCGGGTCACGTTCGACGGCGGGAAGCGGATCGCCCTCCGCGACCTCAACAAGAACATGGGGAGGGCCTAACCAATGGCCGCGCTCACGACTTCGAAGCAGACGCCGATCCGGGGTGATTTCCGGGTCAAGACGTTCCCCCTGAAGACCAACGCGAAGGTCTACGCCGGCGGCTTCGCCTGCATCGAGACCTCCTCGGGATACCTGGTCGACGCGACCGACACCGCCGGCCTCAAGGTCGTCGGTATCGTGATCGGCGAAGGCCAGTACGGAACGCCGACGTTCGGCGCGTACGACGCGACCGGCCTCGCCTCCGGCGCGATCCAGGTCCCCGTCGCGTACGAGTGCGAGGCGCGCGTCGTCGGGTCCTCGCTCGCGCAGACGTCGGTCGGCGCCAACCTCGAGGTTTCCGACAACCAGACCCTCGTCGGGTCCTCGACCAACCACGTCAAGGCCGGGAAGTGCATCGAGTACATCTCGGCGACCGAGTGCGTGATCTTCGTCCCCGGTCTCTCGGATCTCAGCTAACCCTGGAGGAGTGACATGATCGTCAAAGGAACCGCAGTCCTCCAGGCCGGCATCCGGTCGGAGTTCATCAAGGCGTACCAGACGGGGCCGAGTTTCGTCCCGACGCTGTGCACCATCGTCCCGAGCAACAAGGACACGGAGTCGTACGCGTGGCTCGGCGAGGTCACGGCGATCCGCGAGTGGCTCGGCGAGCGCGAAATCACCGGGCTCACGGATGCGAAGTTCAGCATCCAGAACAAGCTCTGGGAAGGAACGATCGGCGTCAAGCGGACGGAAATCGAGGACGACCAGACCGGCGGCATCATGGTCCGGGCTCGCGACCTCGGGACCCGCGCCCGCCAGCACCCCGACGACCTCCTCTGGCAGACGGTCGTCGCGAACCCGACCTGCTACGACGGAGTTTCGCTGTTCAACGCGTCGCACCCGGCGCGCACGACCGCGGGTTCCGCGCAGTCCAACCAGGTCTCCGCGACTGGGCAGACGGTTTCGGCCCTCCAGGCCGACATCGCCTCGGCGATCGCGAAGATGAAGGGTTTCCTCGACGAGCGCGGCAAGCCGTTCTGGCCGGTGCTCGCGCCCCAGGATCTCCTCATCGTCTGCTCGCCGTCGCTCGAGTTCAACATGCGGACCGTCGTCAACGGTTCGATCATCAGCAACACGACGAACGTGATGCAGGGATGCGTCGGGGACATCTTCGTCAACCCCTGGATCACCGGCAACACCTGGTACCTGTTCTACAAGGGCGGGGCCGTGAAGCCGTTCATTTTCCAGGACCGCGAGCCGATCACCCTCGACGACCGTCTGAACGACAGCGAACAGGGCTTCCTCCGCGACATCTACCTGTTCGGCAGCCGCGCCCGGTACAACGCCGGCCCCGGCCTCTGGCAGGCCGCCGTCAAGGTCGCGTAATCGACCTCGAGCCATGAGAGCGCCCCCGCGAGCCGCGACTCGCGGGGGTCTCTGATAGCTCGAGGCGCGCAGCGCGCGCCCGCACCCACCGGAGGAATCGATGGCGTACATGGTCAAGAAAAACGGCGGCGGCCCGGCCTGTGGAATGGTCGACACCGCAACCGGCGAAATGAAGGACATTACCGCGGACGGCACGCTGTTCGCTGACGTCCCGCCGGGCGCGTTCACCGACCCCTTTCTCCTGATCGAGGCCGTCGAGGTCGCGCCGCCCGCGCCTCCCGCCGGTGATCCGCCCGCGGACTCCGATCCCGACCCGGTGCCGGCCGCGCCGGCGAAGCGCGGGGGTCGCCGATGATCTCGCGCACCGCTCGACTCCTCGGATCGCTGATCCTTGCGATCGCGATGCTCGGCCTCGCCGCGCTCGTTCTCTCCGGCCCGGCCCTCGCGACCTCCCAGGACGACAACAGTACCGCGATCGTGACGCCGCAGACGACGGTCTCGTCCGCCGGCGCGACGAACTCGACCGACCAGACGAACTACTCCTGGTCGGGGGTCCTCCTCACCGTCGACATTACGACGATCACCGGCACCGCGCCGACGCTGACCGTGAAAGTGCAGGAAAAGGACCCGGCGAGCGGGAAGTACGCCGACCTTCCGAACTGTACGACGACGGCCCTGAACTCCGTCGCGACGACCGTCCTCGTCTGCTATCCGGGGATCACGGTCGCGGCGAATTCGACCGTGAGTATCTCGCTCCCGAAACAGTGGCGCGTCGTGCAGACCGCCGGCGGCACGCCAACGAACATCACCTGGACGGTGGGGGCTCAGTACCTCAAGTAACGCGATGGGGACCTACGCCACAAACGCCGACATTGCGAAGCGGATCGGACGCTCGCTCACCGCGTCGACGAAACCGTCGACGACGGACGTCGACGCGTGGATCAGCGAAGCGGAAGGCGAGATCGAGGCCGAACTGATCGCGGCGGAACTCACGGTCCCCGTGACCGACTCGCGCGGCGTCCTCCTCCTGAAATCGAAGGTCACGAGCTATGCGACCGCCCGATGGATCGAGGCGATCGCGGCCGCCTCGAACCTCGCGGTCGACCGGACCGACGCCCCGGACCTCATGCGTGAGTTCACCGATTTTCGCGACGTCGTGCGCGGGAACCCGAGCCGCGCGGCGACGATGCTCGGCCAGGCGCCCGGCACGGTCGGCGGCGCGACCGCGGTCCGTGGATACCAGACCGACAACTCCGACGGCGCGTCGATCGCCGCCGGCGACTTCGATCCGACCTTCACCAAGAAAGGGAAGAACTGGTGACGTCGGAGATCCTCGCCGAAACGCGCACCGTCGGGGCCTCGATCGGGCTCCGCGTCGGCGTTCATCCGGTCCTCGAGGAAATCGACAAGCGCCTCCGGGCGATCCCGCGGGAGCTTCAGGACCTCGCGCCGGCGTTCCGGCGCATTGCGTCGGAGGTCATCGAGCCCGCGCTCCGCAGCGCGTTCGCCGGCCAGGCGTCCGAGACCGGCACGCCCTGGGAGCCTCTCTCACCCGACTACGCGAAGCGAAAGCACGCCGGCGAGATCCTCGAGGGCAGGACGGGGAGGCTTCGCGACTCGCTCCTCGGCACGGGCAAGGGAAAGGTCCGCCGCTTCAACCGCAAAAGCGCCGAGGTCGGCACGTCGCTTCCCTACGCCGCGCCTCTCCAGTGGGGCTATGGCGTGAAATCTCGGTCCTATCTCGCGGCGACGCGTTCGGGACGCACGCCGGCGCGCTCGCGCTCGACCGGCAAGCGTTCGGCCGTTCCCGCTCGCCCGTTCGTCGAATGGTCGGACGCGATGCGGGCCGACGCCGCCGGAATCATGCTCGAGCATCTCGACTCGATCCTCGCGACGGCGTTCGCCGGCGGCGGGTCGGACACGGCGGGAGGGCGGTAGATGCCGACCTATCGCTACGCGCGCGCCTCCGTCGAGAACCTGACCGCCTATCTCGCGGCGAATCTCAACGGCTACATCTCGACGATTTCGACCGAGGAGGGATGGGCCTCGCCACTGGCGACGCCCGACGTCTACCGCGCCTCGAAGACGCCGCAGCCGTCCGAGACGATCGCCGTTGAGGTCGATACCGACGGGTTCGACCCCGACGACCTCCATAACAACGTTTGGTACGTCGACTGTTTCGTCCGGTTCTGGATGCGAATTCAGGACGCCGACATCGTGACCGCACAGCAGCAGCTACGCGCCTACAACTCGGCGCTCGTGCGGTGCCTCATGGCGAGCCCGGAAATTCCCGCTTCCGGATCGGGCGCCCCCGACTACGACGGGCAGATTGGCCGCACCGACTTCTCCGCGCTGACGCAGGGCGAGGGCGGCCAGCTCTACACCGAATTCATCACCCACCTCACGGTCAAGCGCGAGGAGACCTGATCCCGTGATCGAACTCGTTTACATCGGACCAGACGACCTCAACATCCGCCACGACGACCGCCTGCTTCACTCCGGCGACCGCGTGTCGGTCTCGCATCTCGACGCCGAGGCGATGATCGCCTCCGGCTTCTTTGCTCTCGCGGCCCCCGCGCCCGCGAAGGAGGAGTAGCTCATGGGCATGTCTCAGGATCATGCGCTCGGCCGATCGCGAAAGACCTTCGCGAAAACCGAGGCCGCATGGGGAACGCAGATCAAGCCGACCGCGACCGACGCGTTCAAGTCGACGACGCCGATCAAGTTCGACGCGAAGCTCGACCTCGAGAACCGGAACGACAACCGGAACACGCGCGACATTCTCGAGACGATCCAGCGGATCAAGCGCGTTGCCTGGTCGACGGAGGCGTATGTCCTCCCGAGCGGCTCGGCCGGCACGGCGCCAAACCTCGACGCGTTCCTGAAGGCGGCCTTCGGCCAGGGCATCGTCTCCGGCGGCGTCTCCGTCACGTACTCGACGACGAACGTACAGCAGATGCCGTCGCTCTCGCTCTACCAGAACGAGAACAACGTCCTGCAGGAGGCCGCCTGGGGCGCATGGGTGGAGGAGGCCACGATCAAGGTCTCCGGCAAAGACGAGCCGAAGATTTCCCTCGCCGGCGGCGCAAAGGACTACGCGCACACCGGCACCTCGACGAGCAACGGCGCCGTTTCGGCGTCCGCCACCTCGTTCTCGGTGCAGGCGGCCGACGCCATGAGCTTCCAGGTCGGGAGCCTGTTCGCGGGCGGGTCCGACAACAACGGCGGCGCCGGCTACCTCGTGACCGGCGTCAACGGCGCGACCCTGACGTTCTCCCCTGGCGCGGCCGTCGGGTGGGCGAACAACGCGGCGATCACGCCGTTCGTGCCGTCGGAAACGACGATCGGCTCGCCGGTGAGTTTCACTCTCGGAAGCATGACGGTGGACGGCTCCGCGGTCCCGGTCGTCTCGTTCGAGGAGACGATCAAAAACAACTACAGCATCTTCGACGACGAGGCGTTCAACACGACGATTTCGGACCTCTATCCGGGTTACCGCCTCGTCTCGGGAAACTTCGTCCTCCGCGGCCGCAAGGACCAGATGCTCCTCATGGGAAAGCGGTGGACGCCCGGCACTACGCACGCGCTCGTCGTGACCATCGGATCGGTCGCCGGCAAGAAACTGACGTGCAACGTCCCGCAGGCTCGCCTCGAGTTCGCGCCGATCGACGTCCCGAACGAGGACGTCGTGATGCTGACGATTCC